GCAAAATCACTTTGTATATTTGCATTAAGTTCATAACCAGATTCTCTTGCAAAATAACTTTCAAATATTTCATTTTGTGCTTGATCTGCAAGTCTATTAAACTCTTCAGGAGTTATATATCCTCTGTTATCTTTATTAGTTATTACTAAAACGGTCTGATAAACGTCATTTATATTTATAGCCATTATTTTTTTTTTAAATTAGTTGATATAGGGCTGATTTCTCGCCCTATACCAAGTTATATTACGATAATTTTTTAGTAATAGATTTCATTAAATCAACACCTTCATCTGTTTTAAAATATTGTGCTAATGCACCATATGGATGTTGATCAAAAGGAACAGTCATTACTTTTTTACCGTTAGCAAATTTAAATACAGTATTATCGTCGGTTAATTGTAATATACCTACTTCAACTGCTCTATTTGCTAAATTTCTTAATTTTATATCTTCATCTTGCGATAATTCAATAAAAAGTTCAGGATCTGATTTTGCAAATTTATAAGCATCTCTTTTTAATTCTTTAGAAGATAAAGTAGCAACCGTAGATCCTAATTCTGTTCTCATTATTGCTTCTAAATGCTCTATATCTAATGTTCTAACTAAATTTAATGCTTCTAATTCAAATTCTATATTATCAACTTCATCTTTTGCAATTACTTCTTGATCTATTTCTTGCCAAAGCTCATTTGCTTTTGGATGATATAGAGATAAAAGCTTTTGTAAAGATTGTTGATGTTTAGGTACTTCTAAAACACCGTCTAAAAAAATTATATGAGCAAGTGTTGCATTACCTTTTTGTTCATCTACAAATAATGATTTTTGATTACTTGCATATCTTAATTCTCTTTGCTCATTTGTTTCTTCATCAAACCATAATAAAGGTTTTCTTGCAGTATGTTTAGATTGTATTGTCCAACTAAGAGGTGCTTTACCTCCTGTTAAAACATATGTTCTATCTTTTATTTGCCAATTTTTTTCAATTTTTGGCACTCTAATTTTTGTTTCCATAATATAATATAATATAATAATTAATAAGAATTACCCCCGATAAAACACGGGGGCAAAACTTATATAGATGTTATGCATCTTTAAATAATACGAAATTGTTTGCACCTTGAACGATTAAACATCTTTCAGATAAATAGTGCATTCTCATTTCATCAATTGGAGAACTTGAAGGTCCACCAACAGATCCAGTAACCCAAGACTTATTTTTTCTATTTTCAGTCTCAGAAGCTCTGTATCTAATATGCAAGAATGGTCTCTTGATATTTTGGCCAAGGACTTGGTCATAAACTGTAGAAGTACCAGCAGGTACTAATACACCCTCAATGTCACCAAAACCTCCTCTTGTAGAAAAGTCATTTAAGTATTTCCAGTCAGTTTTATAGAAGTCATAAGAACCTCTTCTGTAACCTGTAAATCCTAAAGTTAACGCCATATCCTCGCTGTTGTTAAATACACCAAAAGAAGTTCCTCCTGAGTATCCACCATTTTGTTGTGCAAGAATGTCATCAATTTCTAAAGAAAGATTTCTATCTAAGAAAAGCATGTTTTCTTCAATAGCACCTTGTTTGTCTAACTGTGTTAAAACTGCATCAAAATCAGTTAAAGCACCGCCACCACCACCAGCTTGTGCACCAAATCCTGAATATACATTTCCTCTAGCTTCAATAGCTTCAAAGAAACCTTCAGTACCTCTAGCAGTTGCTGTAAGTGAAGAATCGTAAAAATCCAAAGTAGCGCCAGTGTTTAATTGTTTAACACCTTCAACCATAGTCATTTCCATATAATCTTCCCAACGTAATCTATTTTCGTGTTCAGATTTTAAATACCATAAGTATCCGCTAGCTCCATTTTCAGAAGTAACTTCAATCCAGCCAATCTGTGCAGTATCAGAACCACTAATAGAATAGTGCTCTTTTAAAATTACAGGACTGTTTTTAAATGTAGCATAGCTAGGATCTAATTTTTCAGTAAAGTTAGAAGACCCTTTTGCAAATTCAGAACCATAAGCAAGTGCAGTAAATCTTTGTGCATTTGTAATAGCAGGAACACCACCGTAAGCTTTGACTTGGAAATATTGTCCACTAACATTAGTAACAATACCTTTAATCATAGCACCAGTTCCTCCAATTGCAGATGTTGCACTTGTTTGAGCTTGAATCATAACTGTTTGACCTTTTCTAAAGTTAACAGCTGTTGTACCCTGTGAAGTAACACCTAAGCTAGTTGGTTGAGCAGTTGGTACGAAAAAGTTTCCAACGCTACCACCTGTAGTTACCGCAGAAGCGGTTCCTGGAGTTGTACCACTAGTAGGCATAGTTCCAGCATTACTTAAATAAACGATATTTGCATATCTTGTGTGCAATCTACCTTGCTCAGTCCAAATAATTTGGTCTGAAGTAGAAGGCATCTCCGCAGATACCATACGTAAGAAAGAACCGATAGATCTGTTTCCATATCTTTCAACTTCTTGCTCGTATACATCTGGTAAAAATTGTTGAGCCCACTGATTAAAACTTGAATCAGTGAAATCGATATAGTTCCCTGAATATAGCGCCTTAGTTTGAGTTGGTTGTAAGGCAGCGGGAACACCACTTGTAAAAGCCATGTTTTAAAATTTTAAGTTGTTATTATTGTTTAAATTTAATGCGCAACTTATCTGAAGAATTACCTGAAACTACTCGAATCTTATCGCCAGAAGAAGTAGTAACTACAGAATTATCTACCCGGGGAGTCATGTCAATATTATTAGCTTTTTTAGCAGCTTCTTTTATAGCATCAGCACGGCCTTGCTCATAGAAGTGATTAGCTATTTTATCAGCATTTCGTCCAGCAAATAATGCTTTATGGTAATCTTTAGCATTACCCAAAGTACCATCTTCTGAAATATATTCGTTAATAAAATTTTTCAAGTCTGATTGATATTTTTTTACATTTTCCGCATTATCTATTTTAAATCTATATTTGTTTTCACCAACCTGAAAATCAAAACCTTTGAAATCTTTATTGAAAACTTTTTCTGTTCGATCTAAAAATACTTTTTGTTGTTTTTTCCAATCTTCTTGTTCTTGTTGCTTAGCATTATAATACTCCATTGCGTGGACATATTTAGGATCAATATCTTCTTGCTTTCTTAACTTAAGATCTGCATAATATTTTTTCTTAGAATTGTCAAAGTATTTCTGAGCATTATAAAGTTCTTCTTTAAAAGCTAATTTTTTAGCTTTTATATCTGTTGGTTCATCTGTTTCTTCATCATATGAAAAATTTTTATTCATTAAAAAATTTAAATCGTCTGAATCAAGATGAGGTTTTGTAGACTTATAATATTCTCTTAAAAGAGATACGTTATCCATCTTTGAAAAGTCTCTATTTAGATTAACATAATCTTCAAGACTTCCGCCGGTTTCTTCCATAAATTTTATAAGATTGTCTACATTTTCTGGAAGCTCTTGTGTTTTAGCTTCCGGTAATATTTTTTCTTGTTCCTGTACGGGCTCGGGGTCTTTAGTGCTTGTATCCACTCCTGCCTCGTCAGTTGTATTTTTTTCATCTGTAACAAGTTCTAAAGGCGATTCTACTTCTTCCCCCTGTTTTTCTTCGTTACTCTGATTGTTTTCTTCTTGTTTATTTTCTCTGGCAGGCTCTTCAGACTTTTCTTTGTTTTCCGTTTGAACCTTTTCGCTAGTTTCGGATCCGTCGCGTACAGATACCTCATTTGTGCTTTGCTTTTGAACGGCATCCTCTTTTGTTTTTTGTGGTTTATCTAAATTTACTTTGTAAACACCATCAGGTTGTAATCCATAATCGGGGCTTACTTCTCCTTCTTTTACGGCCGCGTCTAAAACAGCAGCTTCTTTTTCTTGCGGTGAAGTTTCTTGTTTATCTTCAGCCACTTTTACTTGTACTTGTTCTTCCATAATATATAATAAAATAATTAAACTATTGTTTATTTAGGTTCAAATCTTGATAAATCAAACCCGCCTAATACGTCATTACCTTTAGATTCAAAGGATTTTTTAGGTTTTTCTGTTGCAGGAGGACCTGATATTTTTGAAACAGCTATTTTTTCTTTAGTAGCATTTTGTTTTTCAACTAATTCCTTTTGTGCCTGCAGCTCTAATGCTTTTAATTGTACATTTAAATCATACTCAAATTGCATTAATTCTCTTTTTGTTCTTGCTTCAACTTCTAACTTTTTTATATCAAATTCATTTTCAGCATTTGATACTTGAATTTTAGATTCTGTTTTTACTTGTTCTGCTTGTGCTTTAGCTTGTTCTATTTGTATTTGTGCTTGGCCTTGGGCTTCAGCTTGTGCAACAGAAGCTGCTTGTGCTTTTTGTTGTTCTTTTGCGTCTTTTTTAATTCTTCTAAATTTAAGAAGTTGATTAGCTAATTTTGTATTATTAATAGTTCTAATATCAATAGCATCTTCTAAATAAATACTATTTGATGCTAATGCCGCCTGAATATTAGATTCTAATAAAGATTTTTCTTCCATGTCCGGCTCTAATTCTAAAAAAATACCAAAGTCATGCATATGTAATTCTTTTAATTCTTCTAAAGAACCCACTGTAAATTTCCCTAATGCAGATATAAAAGCCTTTTTTTGTGGATGATAATTTAAAACATCTTTAAATCTTAATGATACCGCTTCAGCTAAAGATAATGTAACAAACATACTGCTATCTAATATATGTCTTGTTGCAGTATTGCTATTTGCTGCGGCTAATTTTTGTACACCCACTAACGCTTTTGGATCAGGATCAGAACCATCTCTAGCCTCATTTAATCCTGTAATATCTCGGATCATTTGAAGATACTGATTATATGCTGTAATTAAAACTTGTATTTGATTACCTCCACCACCTGGTAATTCTTGAATAGGCACTTTACCTTGATTAGGATCACCGTCAACAGTTAATGATCTTCCTATTATAGATCCTGTTTGGAAATACATATTTAATGCTTCTTGCGGATTATAACTTGTACCATTGCCTAAATCTATTTCAGCTAAACCGTCAGCATCTACATAAACACCTGATGGTGTCATTCTTTGTATTGCTTGTTGTAATTTTAAATGTGTAAGTTGTATTAAATCTGCATAAGGCGTCATTTTTGAAACTAATGATGTAACATTGCCTTTATATAATCTAGGTGCACTAACTATATAATTCATTACAACCTTATTAGTATTAGATTGTGGGCGAATCATATTAGTTGCTTTTTCCCATTTTAATATAATATCTGTACCTAAAATAAATACGCCTTCATACACAACTTCTCTTGCTTGTGCAACTCTTTGAAAACGAGTTCTTTTATCTTTAGGAGGATCAAAGCTATCATCTTTTTGAATTGCTTTGTTAGCACCAGATGAAGTTTCTTTTATTTTATATACATCATTTTCCCAAGTTTTCCAATTAAAATATAATACAGTTAATGTATTATAGTTATCTTCATAGTTATTATTATAATCACTTATATCATTATATGATGTATAATTAGAACCTTTTTTAGTTAAATCATATATTTCTTCATTATCTAAATTAGGGAATTGTTTTTTTAATTCGTTTACTTTAATTTTTTTAACTTCACCAAAATAATAGCAGTCTTGAAAATTAGGATCTTCTGTATATGACCAAACTAAATTAGCAGGATCTACATAGTCTAAAACAATACCATCAGTATTATTAAATGTATGCTTAGCCGCAGATATACCTAAAACAGCTAAATCATAGTCTAGCCTTCTTTTAAGCTCATCATATTTGTTTCTTAAAAATATATTATCTATGGCTTGTTCTTGCGCAATTTCAATACCTTGTTTATAATTAAGTTGCATATACAGTTCTAATTCTTCTGTATTAGCTGGTAATTCTTCTTCTGGTATATTTCTAGCATTTACTCCAACCTCAGCTTCTATTTGTGCTAATATTTCTTTAGCAGCTAAATCTCTTTGTATATTTTCAACAAACTTTGTTCTTTTGCCTGTAGCTATAGTATCTTGTGCAAAAGCTTTTATTGAAAAAAGTCTATCTTGCATTCCATTAACAACTATATCAACAAACTTAGGAATGATAGGAACAGGCTTCCAATCAAGATTTAAATATGATAAATCACCGTTTATTGCAAATTCATCTTTATATTTTCTTATTGATTGTTCGCCTCTAGCATAAAGTCGTAATCTATGATATTCATCCCTAGCCTGAAAATACCTGCCGTTACCTCGGTCTTTATTAAACCAGTCTTGTTCTATTGCCCTGGCCACTTTTAAACCATACTCAGATGTTTTTTTCTCTGAGTCTGATACAGCTTGGCTTGGAAACTGTGCAACTTGC